GTCTTTTGATATGGTGAATATCTACGGCCCGGGATCCGCAGACTTCACATCCGATGAAGTCATCTAGCACGTAACCGAAGTGGTCCATATATATTTTGGTGTGCTTTTTCATATCTGTATCTGTTTTCCCGGTGCTCTTAATCTCTTGATCAGATCTATTCCGTTGATCTCGAATCCAGTGTTTCCTGGTTTGCTCCGGAGGATGATTGGACTCTCCATTGGTGTTGGTCTTCCTCCGGTTTCCATTTCTTTTACCTTCCTGATGTGCAGGTGACTGTACATCCAGTCTTCACTGTGCTGCGTGTATCTATGTATCACTGCAAAATCTGAAGCCCTATTAACCCACTTACCGCCTCCTTCACTGTCTGCAGCCATTGGTGGTGCAGGAAAGCCTTCGTAGATATGTCCTTTCTTGTTTAGTCTTCGTAGGGCCTCTGTAACTGCGTGGACGTTTAGCCATATGCTCACGTTGTTTTGTGAGCAGTACAATCTCATTTCACTTGCGGCCATATAGTCGTAGTCGTGACCGGTTAGTCCGGAGAGTGCTGTCTTGTCTTTAACTAGGCTGTTGTACGGATCTATCAGGAATCCATCGTATTCCCATTCTTCGTGTACCTCCTTTGCATTCTTCAGAAGTGACTTGTAGCTCTGTAGATCGCTTATGTCCATTATCACGAAGAACTGCTGTAGGAACATCAGGCTCGTTTCAAATTGTGCCATCGTCATTCTCTCCAGGATCTCACCGTTGTAGTATTCGATGAGCTTTTTCATTATCGAGTATGGCTCATTCTCGCTGCTATATATCAGCCATTTGATATCGTTCTTCAGGCTCTGTATGAGCATCAGGTATAGGATCAAGCTCGTCTTTCCGACATTAGCGTGGCCTAGTATGATGTTAAAGTTTTTTGGCTTGTAGCGAAAGTATTGGTCTATCGCATCGTGTCCGAAGGTGAATCCTTCTTTTATCCTTCCTTCTTTTACCGCTAGGAGGTCTTCGTGTAGTTTGCTGTATTCAATCGTATTCTTCGTCAGTCCCATTACTATTGTTTATCCGGTCTAGGAGCATATTGTGTTGCTCCTGGAGCTCTATGTATTGCAGTTGCAATATCATATAACTTTGGGCAAGATCCTTATAGGCTTGATCTTTTCTCCATAGTTGCTCCGAGATCAATCTTTCTAGCTCCTCTTCGTACATTATATGTATTCTATGCAAGTGTCGCAGGCAAGCTCTTGAGGAAGAACTACCGTGCCACATACGGCACAGTAGTCTTCTTCGTGTAGCTGCATACTAGAATGGCAGATCATCATCTTCCTCTTTAGCGATTGGAGTAGGTGCTGCTTGTTCTCTGTATTGTGCCGGTGCAGGTGCAGGTGCCGCAGGTGCTTCTTCTTTTCCGTCTAGGATCCATTTTTGGAATAGGTCTGCTGCTTGCAGTGTTTCCTTGGATTTTAAGCTGTGGATTGCTGCGAACTCTACGGCTGCTTTGAGTGCTACCTGGCGAGAGATTAGTTGGTCCTTATTTCCTCCTCCGGACGGATAGCTTCTTTGAGATCCTGCCGAGGATCCTCCTTGGTAGTTAGGATTTTGTTTCTTGATCCGGCTCTTCTCCACATCATATGTGTAGGTGAGTTCTTGTCCTGCTTGTGGTTCCCATCCTTTCGTGAAGATGTCACCGCTTTGTCCGTTAGACATTGTGAGCTTGTAGATGCTCATTCCGTTCCATTCTTTTTGGAACAATACGTCTTTGATAGTCGCTGTAGTCATATTATATAAAGTATTTGTTTTCGATGTAGTTTGCTTCTTCTATGAAGCCTTGGTCCATTAGCATTGCGTATACTCCATCAGGATCGCTTACTGCTATTAGCATTTCTATTTCTTCCGGTGTCATAGCTGTTCCTCCTTTTTTCTTTTGATGTATTCGTTGATCAGGTCCTGGGTTGTTTCAGGAGCTATCTGCTTGTTTAGATGATAGTCTCTGTAGATGAATCTTCTTGTCAGCTCAAGCTCTTGTTGCAGTGCTTGAATCTGTGCTTCGTAGATTTGTAGTAGTTGTTCAGTCATATTCCTTTGTTTTGTTTCCTCTAACCTAACACTTTAATTTTTAATGCACAAGAAAGGCCCGGATAAAAAACCGGGCCTAACTCTCTCTACTAAAACAAAGGGACTAACGTAGAAATATTTTGACTATTGAAGTGTCTTTTGTAATGCTTGGATCAGCCAGGAGTTTAACTTCCTGAACGTGTTTAGGACTATCGTTAGGAAGCCATCCGTTATCCACAAGACTATCGCACACAAACTTTGCGACCATAATAGAATTATCAATATCGTAGCGATAGTTGCACCGTATATGTACTTTGGCAGTTGAGTAACTATCAGCATCATAGCTTTCAAGCTCTCTATCGATTGACTCTTTCCACTTATCCTTCTCTCGTTTTCTGAAGGTCCAGTGCTTGCTTGCGTAGAATGCGTTGAGGGACGGAACTTTGCCAACAGTGATCTCAATTTCATTGGTCCATTGCATTGAGTAGTCGTTCTGATTTTTCAGGATCGTACTTTCCTATCTGTTTGTAGATGCATCTGCTGATCTCCTTCAGGGCTTCTTTGCCTTCTTGATCTGTTGTGCTATCATTCCAGTTGGCGTGAATTGATGTATCTATCGCAAGTAGAGTATCTACTATTGTCATAGTCCCTTTAATTACGCTAGGGCTTCAAAGCCCTAGCTAGATTAGTTAATACTAGTATAATAGCTAGTAATATAAATAACTTAACTAAACCAAAGGTAGGCTTTTTTTCTTTGTATATCAACTCCGGTACCGATATTTCTTTTATTATGCGGATCGTGTCCGGGAGACACTCCGCTTGTATCTGTATCGTGTCGTGTATGCGTTTTATTTCGACTCTGACACCGTTTCTTTCAATTATGGTGGTATCTATCCTTTCTAGAATTATCGTGTCTCTAACGGCTCTTTCTTCTGTTATTACGACTGTATCGATTATTTCTTTTCTCTCCTGCACAATCGTAGGATCCTTTGCAATCGCACGTTTTAGGTGCCACTGGGCACCACAGCCTTGCAGCAGTAGGGCAACACTTACGATCCACAAGCCTCGCAATCGGGATTGTCTATGCTGCATTGTTCAGGTTGTTGTTGGTTGGTGAGATCATTGATAAAACTGTCTAGGCTGTCGTTATCGTGAGTGATATTCATTTATCTTTTTTATGCATTATGTACCATCGTTGTGCCGTATATCCTATTGACACAATCAGGAGAGTTATCTTCAGGGCTGCTTCGACTTGTGCAAAGCTAATTGTCATCGTTGCTGCATTGAGCAGTATCACTTTTACGTCTCCTTCATTCATTTTGCAAATTTCTCTAGGCTTGCTATTCCAAAAGATCCTAGAGTTATCAGTACGAAACTATTGTACGTAAACTCATTGATCTGCAGGTTTCCTCCGCAGGCTCCGGTTATTAAATCCGCTAGCATCACTAGCACCATCACTGCAAACGATAGGAAGCCGATGATCGTCTTCTCGTTCCAGTCATTACTATCCTTGAATATCTCTATAAATCGCATACGCTATCTTGCTTCTATCTCGTTTTGCTGTTAATACCTGACCTCTGTTTTTACCTTTCTTCTTATAGCTTACGTGGATCCAGGCCGGTTCCTCGTCTGTTCCAAATTCCCATATCAACTGATCGAATACCAAGTGGTCCTTCACGTAATGGAAGAGCTCTGCATTTGTTACTCCTCCATAGACGTGTGCATCTATATCCAGGGCCTGGCCTTTGCAGTGTTGACTGGTCCGGCTGCTGCCTCCAATCTTACTGTTTAGCTTTTCAGATCTGAATCCTGATGTCACTCCGATTGGTACATCGAAGTGTTCTCTGATTGGCTGAAATACTTTCTTTGCTATAGCCTTCAGGTTTTCTAACTGTTCTATGTTTGGATCGTTTTCAATGCCAAACTTAATCGCTGTTGCGGATCTAGTTACCTCCTGGAGAGTGAGGTTCTTGCTTAAATTCATAGTCTAGTCTGTTAGATATATACTTCCTATTCCTTGAGCCCATAGCGATCCATCGCAGCACTTTCTAGAGTAGGTATTCGTCTCTTTACATAGACATCCTCTCCGGCCTCCTTTCGGAGAGGTCCGGGAGGGAATGTAATTCTTATCGTTTGATTTCATCTTCTTCAGGTTCGGGTGGATTGCAATACTCACTATCTGGATGCAACTCACAATAAGTTTTAGCGTACTCATCTCTTTGGCTTGAGCTTCCGTAGTTGTGTATACCCATAGGAGTAGGCCAAACGATAAACTCCTCCCAAGATTGTAGAGGCGTTATAGACCAAGAAACATCTACCGCATATTTAGTAGATACTACGGCTTCTTTTATGGTGTTGCCTTCCTCATCTATTACGGGAGGTTCAATATTTAGGTAGCCTAACTTAACCACCGATTGCGTGAGGTTTCCTTCCTCATCTCTTAAAAGGTCAATAGAGGCATCTGCTGCTGCCTCATCTACGAACTCGTATTTTCTTGTTATTCTCATAGCGTAGTAAGTGCTTTACAATTATCTTCCGATAAAACCTCTTTATAGATTATAGACTGCTTCACTACACCGCCTAACTCATTGTCGGTAGTACCATCTTCTGCCGTTCCTATATACACATCCGTAGTGGCTGGTACTGAAGCGGAAGTATCGGTAAATTCAAGTTCACCATCTAAATAAACTTTGTACTCGTTTGCTTTGTAGCTTATGGCTACCTTATGGTGTCCTATTATTGATGTTCCCGCTATTGCTTGGAATACTTGAGTAGTACCACCACTAACGGCAAAAGCTACAAGTTCTGCCGTAGTGTTATTCTTTGCAAGTAATATCCTATTTTGAGTAACGCCAGTACCTAAACCAATAATGCGATTAAATACGCCACTATCTGCCGCCCCGTTGTATTCAAACTCACAATAGATAGTACCTTCCGTTTGACCAATCAAAGAGGTTGCACTTGTGTTGGTACAATCATCCGCCCCCCTCGTAACACTCCCGCCCGAATGGTTCGGGATGTAGGAGGTTGGGTAGGAGCCTACTTCTGCTTGGAAGCCGTAAATCTCAACATTACCCCCATTATTTCCAAAATCTGGATTAAATGCAAATCTATTTGTTGATGCTCCCGAAAGTGTTTGAGTAGCAGATACTCGCCACCATCCGCTTCCGTAATCTTCAAACAAAAGATTTAGAGCGCCGCCAGTATATCCAGCGGTTACACTTTGTGGATTGAAATTTTCAGTAACTCCAGTACCACAATAAAAACGGCAAAGGGTTGATGTCCCCGCTTTGAAGAAAAATGAATACGAGTAACTTCCATCGGTTGTCGGAAGGTTAAAATTGTAAATACTATTTGATGCTACACCCCCACTTTGTGTAATTAAAACGCTATTTTGAACACCTTCGGGGCTTGTTCCGTGGTTATGAGATAGTGTTGTTCCATCGGTTGCAAAGTATCCTAATAAATACTCCGATTGCGTTACCAACTGCGTGCGAGATGGCTCAAGTAAAAGACTCGGACAACTTGCCCCACCGCTATAGTCAAATCTTGGCTCTTGTTCTAATAGTCCCGCCTTGCCTTTTGT